CTCTTCGATATTGTTGAAGGTGGCGCGATCGGTGTTCTGCACCATGTGCAACGGCACCCGGAACAGACGACAGATTTCTTCAAGCTGAAACTTGCGGGTTTCCAGGAACTGGCTGTCCTCGGCGTTCAGCGCCATCGACTTCCAGTCCAGCCCCATCTCAAGGATCATCGGGCGGTGAGCATTGCCAAGCCCGGTGTGACGCTCCTCAAAATCTTTCTTCAGGCGCTCATAAGCCTGATCCGACAGCGTCTGTTCTGTACGCAACACACCGGACGTCACCGCACCATTGCTGAACAGTCTGGCCCCGTGCTCTTCGGTCGCTGCTGCCAGCGATATTGCCTCGCGGGCATAGGCGATGGGATTCAGTCCCACCAGACCGTCCAGCGTCAGCGTGCGCACATGCCAGATATCTTCCTGGCTCAGTACATCCGTGGAACCGTCCGGGAATGTGACCTGATAGACCGGCTCCCAGCGACTGTTAAGCTTCGGTACCACACAACCGGGATCGACGGGCAGCAGTTCAGCCACTTCGCCAAATGCTTTCACTTTGTAGGCGTAAAAGTTTCCCCTCAGGCACAGACAGGTGACCACCAGCTCCCAGAACTCCTGCGGCGTCATATAGCCATTGGGATGCGTGGAGATCAGCTTATGCAGACGTTCGCCGGTGGCTCTCTGTTTCAGGCTGCCGTTCAGGTGATACAGATTGCAGGGCAACATCCCGACCGACTCTGCTAGCACTCTGACGCAGGAAAAAACCGCCGTCAGTCGCATGGCCCGCTGACTGCTGATCTGCTTTCCGGTATAGGTGTCGTAAGACAACCCGATGGCATCCGCCAGCTCTGCTGGCGTGGTCACCGGCGCGTCACTTTTTCGTTGAAATAATCCCGAAAAGAACACTATTTACCTCCGCCGACAGACGGCTGTGTACGGTCGAGATATCGCGCCACCAGCCACGACCAGAACAGGCACAGCACCCCGGCAACAACAAAACCCGCCGGGGGATAAATCAGCCAGGCACCATACGCCAGCAAAAGCGCACCCAGCACGCCCACCAGTGGCGCGAGAATTATCAGAAACATAATGACCTCGGTTAAAGCGAACGGATGCCCACGCTGACCAGATGTTCAGACAGATCCAGCTCCGGTTCACCACCATTGACCAGCATCCGGCTCATTGCTGTAAACATCGCAACAGGGCCGTCGATTTTGGCTTCCAGCGTGGATTTATTCGGGAAGATATTGTCGTTTTTGTCCGGTTTTACCGTAACGTTAGACATCATCCAGTTCATGACCGGATGATTGCTGTGATGGAAACGCCCGGCATAGACCAGTGATTCCGTTTCCTTCATGGCCTCTGACAGATTGCGAACCGTCTGCGGAACCTCCACCAGCGGTATCCCTTCTTCAGCCAGTGCCAGGCTGAACTGCATCGCGCTCCACGGGTCAAATCCCAGTTCCCTGAGGTTTTCACCACCAATCCATTCCAGTAAGTCACTTTTTATCTGAGCATGATCGATAACATCACCATCCGTCAGAATCAGCTTATCCATCTCCGCCCACTTCCGGTAAAGTTCTGCCTGCTGCCGCGAGCATCGTTCCAGCCGTCCTTCCGGAAGCCAGAATTTAAAATCGGCATGAACATGCCCGTTATCCGTTCGCCAGAGTTTTGCCGCCGCACAGATATCAATCTTATGAGCAAGGTCAACGCCGACCCACATGGGATACGTTTTCAGCTCATGTCGTGGGGCAATGTATTCGCACTTCTCCCACTTAATCATGTCCATCCAGGCAGACTCTGCTGTTACCCACACATTCATGTGTTTGGTAAAAAAATTCACCCGCGCAGAGACCTGTTCTTTCGCTTTTTTCGCCAGGCGACGCAGATCATCCCAGCGTTTACAGATGCCCAGGCCGGGATTCGCTTTCTGCCAGACCGTTTCATCAAACGGATCATCTCCCTCATCGAGGGTGTAAATAATCGCAAAGTAGGAGTCGTCTTTTACAGCGCCCTCCACATCGCTGTTATAGCCACGCAATACCTTGATGGCGTAATCACGCTGCTCGTAACAAATCCCTTCCTTGTTAAACCCTGCCGTGGTGATACCAAATAACAGGGACTGCAGGCGGGCACCGGTTGCCGTTTCCAGAACGTCCCACACGTCGCGGGTTTTATGTGCATGCAGCTCATCAATAATGGCGCAGTGGATGTTCAGACCATCCAGGTTGTTTGCATCCGAGGAAAGCGGTTCAAATTTTGATGCGCTCTGCTCCTGGTAAATCGCCAGCTTGTTGAAATCAAACAACCGCCCGAGTGTCGACCGGGCTTTTCTGACCATATTTTTGGCGTCTTCAAACACAATTCTGGCCTGGTCACGCGTGGTGGCGGCTGAATACACCTCAGCACCGCCTTCACCATCTGCCCCCGTCATATACAGGCCGATACCCGATGACAGAGTTGATTTTGCGTTTTTACGGGCGACTTCGTTGTACGCCGTCCGGAACCGGCGCACCATCACCGGACGTCCGCTGCCATCGCTGCGCATGACAACTTCCCCGGTCTCTTCATTCACCAGCGGAATGACAAAACCAAAAATATTAATGAGGATAAATACATGCCAGTCCATCAGTTCAATGGGCTGGCCTGCCAGCGCCCCTTTTACATGAGGCACAAATTTGTAGAAATTCAGGATGTGCTGCGCACGGGGTTCACTGAAATAAATCCCCCGCTCTTCGCCGTACTTCAGATCATCAAGAAAACGCTGGCAGGCCAAGCGGACAAATTCGCCAGCAACAATTTCTCCTGCAACAACACGTTCGGCGTAGCGGATCCCGTCAGCCACTTTTGCCATCAGTCTCTCGCTTTTAAAAGCTCCGCCAGCGGATCAACATCATCCGGTCCGGCGATATTTACTTTAGCCCGGCTTGCCGGTGACATACCAAACTCTGCAAGCATTGCCCGGATCCGCTTCCAGGCATCCGCTTTCATTGCCGCCGCGGGGTGCGCCTTAATCAGTACATCACCGCTCTGCGTTTCCGTGCGGTAGGTATACCCCTCAACATCGAGTGTTTCGCAGTGATGCCGATATTCGGTGTAGGCTTCCACCAGCAACTCGAGCGCACGCGCATCAAGCTGAGAAATGATCCCTTCCGCATTCAGCTCTTCCGCCATTCGCCTGAACCAGTACTTCCCCTGAGCCCCTAAATGCTGCGGAATTTTAGGAAGACCTTTTTCATCCTTTTTAGCGGTTTTTTTGTGGTCTTTAACGGGGCGCTTTGAGGGGTTGCCTCGAATCAAATGCAGGCGTGGCGGGGTTTTCGGAGGTCCTGACATAATCGGTCTTACCTATCAATCGTTTGTTCACATTTCCAAAAAAAAGTTTTCGAACCTGCGGCGATATGAGGAAGGGTCAGGCGGCGGTACTGAGCAGCCAGGGTTGCAGAGATTTGACCCGCCCCTCCCCTACAGATGGGAACTGTTATCAATTGATGCGTTCGCGCGCTGTTTTTGCTTTATGACAGGGCCAGCACAGACTCTGCAGGTTACTGTCTGCATCCGTGCCACCATGAGCTTTCGGAATGATGTGGTCCACAGTTCTGGCTTCAACGGCTCTCCCATTGCGCAGGCAGTTCTGACACAGATGATTATCACGCTTCAGTATGCGCGCACGTATGGCATCCCATTTCGAGCCATAGCCACGCTGGTGGCGGCTCAGTCCGCGTTGATGCTGTACCCATCCTTCGCCACGATGTTTATCGCAGTAACCAGAACTGTCTGTGGTTGTACCTGCACATCCACGCTTACGGCAGGCGCGTGGGATTCGTGATGGCATAAATACCTCACCCCCTGTTCAGTTGAATGACGGGCTGATTCTCGATATGTTCTGCTGTCAGTCTGAAAGTCACAGTGACTGTTGGTGGCTCGCCTCCGCGTGACTCTGTCCTGGCGGAAAGCTGCCCTTCCAGTAACTCACCATCAACTGCAATCCCATACCCTGCGAAATGTTTACCACGATACAGTTTAGCGGCCTGAAACTTCATAACTCTTCCTTTTAGACATGTTAGACGTGAACCTGTCGCACGGCAGAGTCGCCGAAAGTTTACGGTTTACCCAGGCTCACAGCTGAAAGCCTTTCTTAGATGTGCACATGCGATATGCTTTGAATGAATTATTAAAAACTTTACTCTTTTTCAAAATTTCGTATCCTGGCTCGTTAATGTTAAAGAATTAAACGTAAGAAAGTAGTATGTTGAATCGCTTATATCAAAATACATAGGACTCAAAATGCCAGAACTCGTTGATCCAACAGACTCATTAATTAGTTTTCAATACGCCTTTTCTAATGGTCTGATTAAGCCTTCACCATGCATAGTTCACCCAAATATGAAGGTGCTTTTGGATGATGCAGAGGGTACGCCACGGTTTACTTATGCATTCTTTGAAGGAGAAAATGTTAAAGGTGTTGCTATATATGTCCCTGCAGAGTTTGTTGAAGGTAAACCATGCTTTGGCGTTGGCTATGCAGTAGCCGATGAATATAAAGCGCAAGGCATCGGTACTCAACTTCTCATCGCCAGCATTGAAGAAATGCAATACGGATTTAGAAATTCCTTCAATGAATTCTATGTAGAGGCTATTGTCGGGGTTGGTAATCAAGCCTCCAACAAATTAGCTGCAAAAGTTTTATCTGATACTCCTGAGCCAGGGACAGATTCTTACTCAGGAAAACCTATCAATCAGTACATGAAACTTTTCAAAACCACAAAATAACTACCATTCTGGCGCAGATTTTTGCGCCTTTTCAGGTTTGCAGTTCACCTGCCACGCTTTGTTATGCACCTGAATGTCCCGCTTCGTCTGTTGCATTATCATAAGTAATAGCGTAGGTTGACACCTTGGCTCTCTTTCGCCACCGGCGAATCTTTAGCGGATTATCCTTGGCCGTTTTTTATCTGAGACATTGCTCACGAATGTATAGCTGTGCCCCTTCCAGTTGCTTCTGCATCGTCATCAACCGTTCTCTGAGGGTGAAATAATCCCGTTCAGCGGTGTCTGCCAGTCGGGGGCTGGTTGCATTATCCACGCTGGTGGGTCCGGTGGCTTCACGCACGGCTGCGGAGCAACTGGCATTGACCCGCAGGCGCTTACGACCAGCGGCAACATCAGCGCGCAGAGTTTCATTTTCAGCTTTCGCATTGGCTAATTCTCTCGAGTACTTTGCATCGAGCGCAGCAACATCACGCTGACGCTGTTGCATGTCAGCGATGGTGGCAGTCGCCTGCTTCAGCTCACTGACTTTTTTATCACGCTGTTCTTTGTAGGCGATGGCGTTATCACGGTAATGATTGACCGCCCACGACAGGCAGACGATGGTGCAGATAACCAGAGTATAAATAATCGCTGCGACTCTGCTCACTGATCTATCCCCCAACAGGCTAATGCGCTTTCCTGGTCACGACGAATAACCTGTCCATAGCAGTTATTTGAACGTATGCGGCAATCGCGCCCACCATCTTTTATCCACCAGCGAATCGCCTCGCATGCGCCCTTACGATCACCGGCATTCAGCCGCTTATAAAACGTCGACGGGAAACACTTACCGGGGCCAATGTTATAGGGACAGAATGACGCTATACCCGCTTTCTGTGGTTCGGTCAGTGGTACTTTAATATTGCGCTCCACCCATGCCAGCGCCTTATCACGTTCAATAGCGTTAACCTGGTCGCATTTTTCCTTCGACAGCTTCATTCCCGGTATGACGGGCTTACCATCCACCATTGTGGCACCACGACAGATGGTCCATATACCGGAACCATCGCGGTATGCCGTAGTGTGGTTACCCTCTTTTTCATCCAGAAACTGGTCAAGTATTTGAGGAGCAGACGCGCCTGCAGCAATCAGCGCCAGAACAGCAGCTGACAGGCCGTATTTGATTTTTGCGCTCATGGATATTTATCAGGATGCTACCAATGAAAGATACTGGAAAGCCAACTGCAAAAAGCTAACAACCTGTAATCGAGTTATCAGAACTGTTAATTTTTATGGTATACCGCGCCTCTGAACAGGGGCGCGTTTCTGGCAACAGCTCGTCCCCTTCACATAACCCGGCAGCAACATCCAGGAAGACCTGTCTGATGCTCCTTCTGGCTGCTGCCTCATAAAACTCCAGCGCGGCACCTTCAACACGGTCCAGCGAGATGTCCAAGCCAAAAATTTCACCGTCAAAGCGTTTTTTGTCCCGTAACGCTAAAGTTACCGTAACTTTATTCTCAAAATTGCGGATCCCTTTCACAATCAGTTCATAGTTTTGAGTCATTGAATTACTCTCCCCGTGCAGCCTTACGCTTGTCTTCTCTGATTTTGAAGTACAGATTTGTCAGATAAGTCAGGAAGCCCAGAACCAGACTCCCCAGTACACCAATCGCAGCCCACTGTGACGGACTGACCTGATCAAGCCACTGTAAAAACCAGTAGCCAGCACTGCCTGCGGAGGTGCCGTAGGCAATGCCCGTTGAAATTTTGTCCATGGATTTCATAGCCTCACCTCCGCAAATAACGGATGGCGTAGTTTTACACTGAGAAATGAAAGGGATTTGAAAAGAAAAAACCGCAAAAGCGGGCGAAACGATATATACAGAAAGGAAAGCACTCTATCCAACAAACCACCCACAGTTAATCGGAATAAAAGCAGAGTGCTTATGAATGATCGCCTGCCCGAAGGTTAGTATTTCTGCACAGCAATTTTGCAAAAAAAGGCGATCATTCATAACTTAAACGTCTTTCAGTCACTCCGGGATTTCCCATCATCGCAGACTGAAAGACTCTAACTGGAGCGGGCAGCGGGAATCGAACCCGCATCATCAGCTTGGAAGGCTGAGGTAATAGCCATTATACGATGCCCGCATATGGTGCCGACTACCGGAATCGAACTGGTGACCTACTGATTACAAGTCAGTTGCTCTACCTACTGAGCTAAGTCGGCACTGGACCGCCACCGGGGACTCGAACCTCGCACACTCAACTTAAAGGGTTGACGCTCTTTCCTGATGAGCTAGTGGCGGCTGGTGGCCCTTGCTGGATTTGAACCAGCGACCTGGCGATTATGAGTCGCTCGCTCTCACCACTGAGCTAAAGGGCCGGGCGCAGGATAATAACGTTACGAAATCAATGTTGCAAGCATTCAAAAATCACCCTTATCTCCTCCACCAGCGCATTCACCATGTCTATCCGAGATAAGTGGCACAAAAAACCCGCTTGTGGGCGGGTTTTGTTTGCTTTTGCCATCACGTACAAAATCGGCAAAATATCAGATTTGCATGAAATATATGCCTTTCAATCTACTTTTGCAACACTTTGCTTTGAAAATGCCGCCTTTTGTTTTGAACGTGTTCTCATTACAAACAATAAAGCCTCACTATCAAGTCGGTGAAAAATGTGTTTCATTGCAACCCAGTGACGAGTAAATGTTTTGGACCAGTTTTTAGTTGTCACTCCCGCCAGTAATGCCAGCTCCTGGTATTCATAACCTTCCCCACCAAAAAGTTCTGCTTTTACTGCCTGCGCCGCCAGCCAGATTAATTTTTTCAGGCGTTCCTGCGTTTTCCCTGCAATTTTTCTGGTACCGGATTGAGTATTAAATTCATTCCACGCCCACTGTGTTATCGCGATCTGATATTCCCAACAAATACTCCCGCTGTAACACCACAACAACCAGGCTTTATGATGTTCTTCAAGAGACAGAACTGCCCGTCGCCATGATGATGTCGAAAACTCAACCTGACTTACCAGAGCAATTGATGAGCCTTTCGCCAGTGATTGTTTTCCCGGTATCGGTGGACTATCCCGCGTTATCATTCTTCCAGTCACTTCATCGCGGTACCGGATTTTTTTACGCCTGTAACGCCCTGTATCAAACATGGCATTCTCCTGCCAGGCTTCAAGCTGACCTTTTGTTGCCCCACTCAAATCAGCGGTAGCGATAATGAGCTGCTCACGCACAAACTGTAAATACTGGTTATTCATGCGCACTCCAGTTCTGTGATTTTTATCCCCAGCCGACCACCAGGAACAGGCAGTCCGCGCACAATATTGATTTCATCAAACTGCTCGTCGTCTATGAGAAGTCCGGCATGCGTCAGCGCATCCAGTGGTGCCTTCAGGATATTGTCCAGGTCGCGGCGGCGCTTATCCGGTGGCTCTGCAATAATTTTTATTGCCAGCCTTCCGGACAGGTTTAATTTCAACCGCTGCTGGCGAACAATTAGTGCCACATCACGGCGATAACGCTCACCGACTTTTGATACAAAATATGTGTTGCCACGACGTCGCCAGTAAGTATTCACCGTCGGCGGATAAGGCAAAACAAACTCTATACGCATCAGTAACCTCTTTTACCCGAGCACGCCGGTTGCAAAGGCGTGATCAAGAAAACGAAAAATTAAATCAACCTGGGAACCATGCTTTTCTTCGAACGCCAGCGGATCCGCATGAAGTTCGTTGTGATGTTCCCGGCACAACGGTAGCGTGAAAATATCGTGGGCCTTTGTTCCCATCCCTCCCTGACCGTGACCAATCAGGTGATGGGGATCGTCGGCTGGCTGACCACAACACGCACACGGCTGTGTCTTCACCCAGCGCGTATATTTCTCATTTACCCAACGGCGACGTTTAGGTCGCCTCATGAAAGATTCCGGAGACTCCGGATCAACGGTGATGCATACCACCGTCTTTTCCTGTGGTGGGTTCTGTTGCTGGTGGGCATGAGGCAACGGCGCAAGATTTTTTGTGCGCTGCTTCAGTATGCTGGTGGCGGTCTGCTCTCCCGGTACGATGTCGCTTTCGCGGTACAAGGAGCGGATTTTTTCCGCACGTAACCCCAGAGAACGACGTAATACTGCCTCCGGAAGCGCGTCCGCCACCTGATTGCAGACCGCCCACCAGGATAATTCAGCCAGCGACAATTCCCGCTCCTGCGTGCCATTCATTGCATGGCGTATGACGTCAATCATCCATGCTGACAGGTTTTGATGAGCAAGTTGCCCGAGTGATTCGGATGTCTGGTCACGCAACTGGTTGTCGCAGTGCCAGCACAACACCATCGCGCCGGTACCGTAACGATGTATGACGATTTCACTGTGATGATAGTCACCATGAGGCCACTGGCAGGATTTGACATGACGCAACAGCCAGTCAGACAGTGCCCCAGCGCCGCCAGCAGCACGAATCACCCGCTCATCGCTGAAAAATGGCAGTAATGATTTATCCTCCGCCAGCGGCTGGCGAACGGCAGGGACGACTCCGGACGGCAGACCGCGCATGCTTTTCGGTTCAGGCTCCACCAGCACTCGAGGGTTATGAAATACTTGCATGGATTCACGGCCCGGCCTAAGGACCACCAGCCCGAGTTCCGGTACCAGAACAGGTCGAAGTAATATCCGCACGTTACCTCCAGATCCGTTGCTGGTATGTGCGGGATGGGCGCGGTGGGCGTTCGGAATAAGGGAGCCTGACATAGATTATCCAGTGACGATAATCGAGGCTGAGGGCTTTCTTAATCTCGTATCCGCGTCTGCGATAGTTATGAATTAGCCATTCGGCCTGTTCTTCAGTACATGGGTCATGCTGGAACCAGTCAGATTTGAAAGTGCGGGAACGCCGCCCGTGCCTGCTGGCAAAGACGGCAGAATCATCAGAATTGTGTAATTTGGTATCGTGCGCCATCGGTTGTCTCTGCTGGCGCAGCAGGTGCCAGTTGTTCAGGCTGGCGTGCGAATTGTAAACCAGAATGCCAGGAAAAAACAAAACCCGCCGAAGCGGGTATGCTAAAACAAACTGAAAGTAATATACCGGACTTGTAAAGGAACGATAGAATAATTATTGGATTAAACCCTGACTCAATCCAGATTTCATAGGCAACAACTACGGACTAATCATCACAGTCATGTTTGATAGACTTAGTCCACATTGGGTGAGGGTTTACGGCGTTTTCACTAATAATTTATCGTCCAAGCTATACACTACTGCCCTGTTTTAACGAAGTTTTTAAAGGAAACAACTGCCTGATAGGGGTTTGGTTGACAGCCAAACATATTATCGCAAAAAGGCTTGATGAAAATTCTTGAGGATCCATCTTCATTTGGCATTTTACTCACCTGATAAGCGAGGAATGGACTATTTGGAGAGGGATTATAAGTGGAAATTAGCGTGTCTGTCGCCGTTTGAATTTTCCATGAGGAATTATTAGCCAACCAGAATTGCGCTCGTTTCCAATAAAAGTCACATTGCTTTTCATCATTACATGTTAGTGGCTTCATTGCTTCTGCTTTCAACGCTGGATCGACCTTTGCTGCACACCCTCCCAACATTACTGTTGCAATCATTACACCTGCGACTAAAACAAGTTTCTTCATCTCCCTGCCCCATCAATAAAAGTTCGGTTCTCTAATAACTAGAGTTAATCAACGGAAAAAACGCCGAAGCGGGTTAAGTGCGGGTGCGTTGAGGATGCCTGACACATCAGAGGTGGCGAGGGATTTCTCCCCCGCCAGGTCTCTTACTCCTCAGGTTCGTAAGCTGTGAAGACAGCGACCTCCGTCTGGCCGGTTCGGATTCGTACCTCGCAGAGGTCTTTCCTCGTTACCAGTGCCGTCACAATGACGGTTAAACAGATGACGATCAGGGCGATTAACATCGCCTTTTGCTGCTTCATAGCCTGCTTCTCCTTGCCTTTCGGCACGTAAGAGGCTAACCTAGATTTGCCGTTCATAGATTGAGCCTCAGATTAATGTTAAGCGTCTTGCAGGACGCGTAATGTTAACTGGGGCTTTTCTCTATCTGCCTTTGGTGTTCATGCCTGAGGCAGATAGCCTCAAGCACCCGCAGCAATTCTACTTAACTCACGTCACCTCGCCAATATAAAATCAATCAGAAAGGCGATCCATAAGAACAACAGCAAGGCAATAAATTGCCATTACAGCAGCAATAGCCAGCGCACATTTGAGAACCAGCACCACAACCTCCTGTATTGGACGTACACCAGTCCTGATAAATATGAGGCTGTCTCGTCAGTGATTCAATACAACTATTGGGTATAGTTTCTGTGATTTTGTTCTGTAGAAATGGAACACAACAACCAGTCACCACCAGCACTTCTTTAAATACGCCAAGTCCGACGCAAGCTAACTTTCTAGTCCGCTTTGAGCGAAAAGCAGACTGTCACGCGTTGAAGTTAATTGTATTACTTAGATAAACACTATCATTTTCCTGACGTTAAGTTGTATCTTTGATAGGATTAAAAAACGTATAGATAGCTTATGCTACTGAGGGAATAAAAATGACGAAAATTAGTGAACGATGGAAGCACAATGGCATTACTGAAGGTTATTGCAATATTTGTGGGAAATATGGTTTGCTCACAAAAGATCATGTTCCTCCAAAGTGCGCCATAACCTTAGGCCCTGTTTTGCAGAAAACAGTTAGCGAATTTTTTGGTATTCAGGAACCAGTTAAACCATTAAATGCTAAAAATGGCTCTTATTTCAGAACCATTTGCAGCCACTGTAACAATAAGGTATTAGGTGGGCTCGATGTTGCAATTGAAAATGTAACAAAGTCCTTTAAAGAACAGTTAAGTCGATATATGAATGGTATGAATGTATATCCATTCATTAGAATACCTTTTGATAGCATATCTTTCACTAAGGCTATGATTGGGCACGTGCTATCAGCAACTTCAGTTGAAGATTGTAAAAAAGAACCCGTAGATAGCCCCTTCTATACACCTTTAAAGGATTATGTTTTGGGTAAAAATTCAAGTTTTGAGGAAACTCATGATATTTACTACTGGTTTTACCCACACAGAATGCACATATCCGCTCAAAGTGTAGCATTTATGAACGAAGGACATGTGGCATTTATTTGTGCTTTACATTTTTTCCCTATCGGTTTTATTATCACAATGAAAAATGAAGGAACATACCCTGCCCACTCTACAAAATTAGAACTTGAAGATAAATTCCTTACATTTAATATGACCTCTATAAATTATGAGTATACGACATTTCCATTTGTAAATCTTAAGGGAAACCAAATGTATGCGATAAGCAACGGTCATACTTGTGTGAGTTATCCAATAATTAAGTGACGGCTAAATCATACAATCTACGCATGTTCACTTTCTACATATACCATCTATAATGTCCGCTGTTGGCACAAAGCGGACAACCACGCTAGCTCTACCCTGTGCCACAAAATGTCAATTTGCATCTGAACTAATGCACTTTAATCTCGTCACTTCAATAAATACCGAACATCCCCCTAATAAAACGACAATATGCGCTGCATAACTTCACTCTTCCGGCACTCGCGACAGATTATGTTCTGACGCCTGTCGTAGCGACGTATTTCTCCGTCAGGTAATGACCAGATAAGGTCCGGATCAACCGCAGATGGTTTCTTCAGCTTTGCCCTTGAGAGCTTTTTACGGGCATTTTGCCAGTCCTTACGCGCCTGTTCAGACGGGAATAACCCGTAACCAGAGTTGTATACATCGCCGCTGGCAACCAGCTCTCTTGCGAGAACGCTCATCAGATATCTTGTCGCACCTGTTTTGACTTCCAGTTGCCGTAACGTCTCACGTCCACTCTGGCGTACGAGTTCAACAACCTGCCCTTTAATTTTTTCTCGCTCTTCTTGTGTAAAAACTTTTGCCACAAGTCCTCCTGAAAATTACCTCATGACCAGAAATCAACACTTACCCCCTGAAGCCCGGTGGAATTTCGGTATCCGGTTCAGAAATATGATTCACACAACGCTGGTTGTTCGTGCCGCTTACCGGGAGCAGCCAGGGGTTTTCAAAATTCCGGTCCGGTCCAAAAAACGTCGTCGCTCGCTGAACAAATTCCGTTCCCGTTTTCCCGGTAGCCGCAAGGTATCTTGCGTAACGCCTCACGCCATCCAGCATGGCCTCTGGTGACACCCCCTCGCGTAATCTGGCCTTCCAGGCACTGAAAGCGGATTTCTTCGGGTTTGCCCCAGCACGCAACGGGTATTCCCGCCAGACCTGTTCGAACACATCCGGATAATCCACTCGTCCCACAGGCTGCCCGGTGTTTTCCGGGACTACCCGATCGGCTTCCCGCTGAATGGCGGAATCGGCTTCAGGCTGCTGCAGTTGGTGTGATTGCTCCGGCCTTGCGGTCATCACCTGCTGCACAGCGCCCGAATCGGCTTTCAGCGCATACGCTGAATCGGCTTCCGGTGTCGTGCCTGCTGGCTGACCAAGATTGACGGTCTGAACATCCCCTGCCTGGTTCGTGGCGTTTTTTACGCCATGGACCATAGTGTTTTGATCTTCTTGATCTGTATCTTTATCTGTATCTTTATCTGTCGTGACTCGTCGTGACATGTGCGTGACATTTCGTGACGCGCCGTGACAATCGCCATTTTGTTCCCGCTTTCTTTCCCTCTCTCGCTGCGCCCTCTTGCGCTCTGCAGGAGATTTTGCGGTTTGCGAAATATTGCCGTTGTCCTCTTTAAGCACCTGGCGTTTTTCCCATCCAGTGATTAAATCACCATCAAGTACCCGCCCCTGCATCGTCTGCAAAATTGAATCAATTACCTCTTCTGTCACGTCGAGCGCACTTGCCAAATCTTCTGTCGTGACATCAATGTGACCTCGCGTGACATTTCGTGACGCGCTCACCAAGAGGTGGATATACACTGCCATCACTGTTGCAATTGGCTGCCCTGACACCCTGGCAATTGTTCGCCACTTAGGGTCATTTGGCATGTCATGCCATAATCTGAGCCAAGCGTTAGCCATACTCACCTCTTCTGATACCGAATCTTTTTACTCACGAGTTGCCGGAAGCGATTCGATATGGCTATTGTCAGTCAATGTACTGCCACAGCATTTCCTGCCGGGCCACCACGGTTCATCTGATTGAAACCGGCGATTGCCACTGCGACAAAATCATCAGCGTCTCTCACCAATCGCTCCCGCGTCTCCACCAGCTCCCGAAAATAAGCTGAACTGTGGCTGCGCATTCTGGCCACCAGCAAAGGTGGCATTGCCTTTTCGATCGCTGGTAACAACGCCTGAATTTTTTCAACTGCATCAGGGGTGTCTTTCTCTACCCAGCGGAAAATTTTCTGGGTATTGCGAGCCAGGGCTTCCGGATGGCTGTCGTCATACAGTTCAGGAAACGTCATACCCAACTCAAAATAAGCCTGGGTTATTCCAGCTGCTGGAACTTTTTCGCCATCAGGACGCGCCCAGGCATTCATCGCCATGCGGATGTGTTCATGCTTGATTTTCATGAATCCCCCCCTTGGTTAGAAGGCGGATTATGATCAGAACCGGGAATGACAACCGTCGGTATGTGTAACTCATATTTGAGCGCCCCGGCAGTGACTGCCTGAATTAGCAACGCCCATTTCCACGGAACCTCTTCCCCCCACATGCTGACTGTGGTTTTTGACGTTCCTAGAGCTGCGGCTGTTTTAACAACTCCGCCAAAATAGCCTAATACTTCTGATTTTTTCATGAGTCGCTCCATAAAACTGAACGCCAAAAGTTTAATAATCAAAACCAAAGAAAGTCAAGAAACAAAACCATCTGTGTTTTAAAATCAAAACATGAGCAAGCAAACAATATCTGAACGCATAACCCAACGTATGCATGCGCTAAACCTGAAAGGCAAAGACCTTGTCAATGCCACTGGCGCATCAAAAGGCTCCGTAAGTCAATGGATGAACGGTGGAGGAGCGCCGTCCTCGCGTTACATAAGTTCACTGGCAAAGATATTGAAAGTAAACGAAAATTGGCTTCTTAATGGAGGAGAGTTAAATACAGGTGATTCGCTTGATCTATCTTTACCGCCGATAAAAACGGTTCCGCTACTATCACTTCAGCAGGCAGCAAGCTGGAGTGATTATATGAAAAATTCCTCAATAACCTCTTGTGTGCAGCTTGTCGGAGAAATCCCGGCCAATACCTTTGCAGTTGTTCTAGAGAGTGACAGTATGTCAACATCTGGTGGGGGAGTTTCCATCCCAAATGGTTCAACAGTTTTTGTTGATCCCGATCGAACCGTACAACCAGGAAATATTGTCCTTGCCTTACCCAAAGGGACCACAACACCTGTCATTCGTAAACTGGAGATAGAAGGGCCGGATATTCTTTTAGTCCCCACGAATCCTCGCTACCCTTCAATTATGCTGGATGATCTATCTTGCATATTGGGCGTATGCTTTAAAATTCAACAAGATATTTAACCAACCTCATCTATTTGATTAACTGTATGCCATCGTGGTGATGGCTTAACAGCTGCCTGCTTAAAATGTTTTGATAAAAAAACATTGACCTAAAAAGTTCATTTTTCTAAACTTCATTCATTCCCTCACCCCACCCCACAGAATGCAGGGCAATACTTCGAGTTACCAGGCAGTGGTCAGGGGTTAAGTAGCCAGCCCGAGGCGTAAGAACATGACGGCAGGGTTCAACTTTAATAACTATGCAGCAGGTTTTTGTTCCGCTACCCCGGCGTTAAGGGGAAATGAGGTCAACATGGATACTATCGATCTTGGCAACAACGAATCTCTGGTGTACGGCGTGTTTCCCAACCAGGACGGCACATTCACCGCGATGACGTATACCAAAAGCAAAACGTTTAAAACCGAAAATGGTGCCCATCGCTGGCTGGAAAGAAACTCAGGTGAGTGATATGGATTTCGACACAATCATGAAAAAGGCTTACGAAGAATACTTCGAAGGCCTTGCCGAAGGCGAAGAAGCTCTCAGCTTCAGTGAGTTTAAACAGGCGCTTTCCAGCTCGGCAAAATCTAACGGCTGATAAGCGAAGCAGCACCGCGAGGAATCAGTATGCAGAAACGAGAACCCGTCATCATCGCGCCAGACTATACCGATGATGAACTTTATGAGTGGATGCGCCAGAAAATTAATGCAGCGCAGGATCTGAAATGGGCCAATGAAGCCAGGGCTAAGCAGGCTGAAAATCTGTCCGCTCTGGAGCAGGATATCACCAGGCTGGAAAAAGCAGCGGCATTAAGCATTGCCAGAATGATTACATACCCGCGTTAATAGCTAACCAACGAAGCTAAGGTTGGTAATTAAGGAGTTCTCCACGGGTGAGGTGGAGTGCGTGCGCCGGACACGGGTGAGCATCCGGCACTGACAGTTTACTGAAAGGATATTTCCCTGAAAAGTCAGACCATAACGCGAAAGCGCACGGCGAGGTAGCTGGTTCATAGATAGCCTGTCGTTAAATTATCGTCGACCGTGCGCTTCCGGTTGTGGCACTCCGCGAAATGGCGCGGCAGTAAGTATGGCGGGGTTATTCCTTCCCCGTTGAGGACACCGGGTTGTCAGGTTGACCATACGCTTAAGTGACAACCCCGCTGCAACGCCCTCTGTTATCAATTTTCTGGTGACGTTTGGCGGTATCAGTTTTACTCCGTGACTGCTCTGCCGCCATTTTTAAAGTGAATTTTGTGATGCGGTGAATGCGGCTAAGCGCACGCGGAACAGTTAAAACCAAAAACAGTGTTATGGGTGGATTCTCTGTATCCGGCGGCGTTAATTGTTAACTGGTTAACGTCACCTGGAAGCACCAGGCACCGCATCACAAAACTCATTGTTGAGGGCGCGATAATGAAAACGTTATTACCAAACGTTAATACGTCTGAAGGTTGTTTTGAAATTGGTGTCACTATCAGTAATCCTGTATTCACTGAAGAGGCCATTAACAAAAGAAAACACGAACGGGAGTTATTAAATAAAGTATGCATTGTTTCAATGCTGGCCCGTTTACGTCTGATGCCAAAAGGATGTGCACAATGAATCCAGTATTTGCACTTATTCTGACGGTTTTTCTTGTTTCCGGAGAGCCAGTTGATATTGCAGTCAGTGTTCACAGAACAATGCAGGAATGTATGGCCGCAGCAACCGAACAGAAAATTCCAGGCAACTGTTATCCGGTCGATAAAGTTATTCACCAGGATAACGAAATCCCGGCAGGATTTTAAAACAGCACCGTAATAAATATCCAGTTTCATTCTTATATGTCAGCAATGGCAGAGATTTGTTCACCCTTAAATCTGTGATGAGGTTTATCAATAATGAGCACTGATAAAGAAGAATTTGCACTATATTGCGAAGCAAAAAATGACAAAGTAAGAAAACGCCTGGGAATTAAAGGTGGTTTTTACTGGACTACAGCAAAAAAATTATCTGTTGCAATCTCCCGCTGCATTACCGCAATGGATGACAACGATTATGATGAAGACGACTTTAAAAAACCCGTCCGCGTCAATTTGCCCGTTGTTGACGACCTTCCGCCAGAAGGCGTGTTTGATACTGAATTCTGCAACCGCTATGAAAAAGGCGGGAAAGATGGCATCACAATGACATTTATCGGCCCTTCCCCCTCTGTTCAGGACAAACCAGCCAGCACTGACAATACCAACATCAACGGCGAAGACATGACTGAGATTGAGGAGAGCATGCTTCTGCCTGTCTCCGGTCAGGAACTGCCCATTCGTTGGCTTGCTCAACACGGCAGCGAAAAACCAGTAACGCACGTTTCACGCGACGAACTCCAGGCATTACACATTGCACGGGCTGAAGAACTACCGGCTGTTACTGCCCTGGCTATTTCGCATAAAACCAGTCTGCTCGACTCGCTGGAGATTCGCGACCTCCACAAACTGGTTCGTGACACTGACAAAGTTTTCCCTAATCCTGGTAATTCAGACCTGGGACTAATAACTGCTTTTTTCGAAGCATACCTGGACGCTGACTACACTGATCGGGGTCTGCTGACAAAAGAGTGGATGAAAGGAAATCGTGTTTCACGCATCACCCGCACGGCTTCCGGTGCTAATGCTGGCGGTGGGAACAAAACCGATCGCAATCCGAATTTAGTACACACCCTCGACACACTGGATGTGGAGATTGCAGCAGCCACACTTCCGATGGATTTTAATATTTATGAAATTCCGGGCAGCGTTTATCGTCGCGCAAAAGAAGTAGTCCTGAAAAAAGAAAGTCCGTTCAAAGAATGGTCCGCAGCACTTCGTGCAACCCCGGGTATTCTGGACTATTCCCGCGCCGCTATTTTTGCACTTATCCGAAGCGCACACCCTGAATTTTATCACTACCCGGGACGCCTTCAGGGGTATATCAACGCCTATTTGACGGAAACTGATCACGAGAACCCCAGCAAGGAAACTCTCACAGCTGCCCGGCATACGCCGGAAAAAGATATCCTGGAAGAAATTAACCGCGAGGTGGTTACTGAGCGTGAAACAGAAGAAGAAAAACCACAACCATCTGACGCAATGGCAGGTGAACAGGCAACAACTGAAACAATGGAACCGGATACAACTGAACATTGCCAGAACGCGCAGTCGCTGGATGCTCAGTCGCAGGTGAGTTCCGCTAACCAAGTAAAAGTCACCGCTGACGAAGTAAACAAAATTATGCAGGCAGCCAATATCAGCCAGCCTGACGCCGATAAGTTACTTGCTGTATCGCGTGGTGAATTTGTTGAGGGGATTAGCGACCCTAATGATCCGAAATGGGTCAAGGGGATCCAGACTCGCGATTCTGTGAACCAGAACCAGCATGAATCGGAACGGAACGACCAAAAAGCGGAACAAAACAGCCCAAATGCGTTACAAAACGAGCCAGAAACGAAACAATCCGAACCAGTAGCGCAACAGGAACCGGAAAAAGTCTGCACCGCCTGCGGTCAGAGCGGTGGCGGCAACTGCCCTGATTGTGGCGCGGTGATGGGCGACGCAACATACCAGGAAACATTCGATGAAGAGAATCAGGTTGAAGTTCAGGAAAATGATCCGGAGGAAATGGAAGGCGCTGAACATCCACACAAGGAGAACCCTGGCGGCAATCAGCATCACGCCAGCGATAATAAAACTGGCGAGGCGACAGATCCCTTAATTAAGGTGAATGGTCATCATAAGCTCACATCCACCAGCAGAGCGGGGATTCATCTGATGATCGACCTTGAAACCATGGGAAAAAATCCCGATGCCCCGATTATCTCAATAGGCGCAATATTTTTCGATCCACAAACCGGAGATATGGGACCGGAATTTAGCAAGGCCATCGATCTGGATACTGCTGGCGGAGTCATTGATCGTGACGTCATTAAATGGTGGCTAAAGCAATCACGTGAAGCGCAGTCTGCCATTATGACCGATGAAATCCCGTTAGATGATGCACTACTGCAATTGCGGGAATTTATCGACGAAAACTCCGGTGAATTTTTTGTTCAGGTCTGGGGTAATGGGGCCAACTTCGACAACGTGATTTTACGCCGTTCATACGAACGACAGGGTATCCCCTGCCCGTGGCGCTACTGCAACGATCGCGATGTACGCACAATCGTTGAGCTGGGGAAAGCCATAGACTTCGATGCCAGAACTGCTATCCCATTCGAAGGTGAGCGCCATAATGCACTTGATGACGCTCGTTACCAGGCAAAATACGTTTCAGCTATCTGGCAAAAACTGATCCCGAGTCAGGCTGATTTTTAATGTTCAACCCTAATTGCCGCTAACCGTATATAGTTAGCGGCGGTTATGAGATATAGCTATGAGCAGCTTATTTTTAACCGAAGATGAATTGCTAATATTAACGGGCTGCAAATATGCAAGCCACCAGCGAAAATGGTTAATGGAAAACGGGCTTCCGTTCTATACCAATCGTAGTGGCAAACCGATTGTCAGCCGGGATCTATTTACCTGCAATAAAACTTTACCACCACGCGAGGTAGAGCCGAATTTTGGTGCGATCTGATGGGAAGACGAAGGAAAAATCCTGAACACGAAAAATTACCTCCAAATGTATACCCAAATAAATATAGTTATGTATGGAAACCAACATCCAGAGAATCTGTCACACTAACCGCCATCAAGGATGGTTTAGCTGCTTTATGGAAAAAGTATGAGGAAACTGTAAATAATCGCGATCGTGCAATGACATTCGGTCGCTTGTGGGAAAAATTCCTCGCCAGCGCCTATTACAGTGACCTTAGTCCAAGAACACAAAAAGATTATCTGCAACATCAAAAAAAGTTGCTTGCCGTATTCGGTAAGGTACCAGCGGATTCCATAAAACCAGAACACATCCGTCGATACATGGACAAAAGAGGGGAGCAGAGTAAAACGCAAGCCAACCATGAAAAAAGCAGTATGTCCCGTGTTTACAGTTGGGGGTATGAGCGAGGGTACGTGAAGGCTAACCCATGTGCAGGTGTAAGTAAATTCAAGGCCAAAAACCGCGAACGATATGTAACCGACAAAGAATACCAGGCAGTATTAAGCGTTGCACCTCTTCCTGTTTTTATCGCAATGGAAATTGCCTATCTGTGTGCAGCGAGGGTTTCCGATGTGTTATCGCTGAAATGGGAACAGATTGGAAACGACGGGATATTCATCCAGCAAGGGAAAACCGGAAAAAAACAGATAAAAGCATGGAGTCCACGATTACAGGCAGCGATCGAAAAAGCAAAACAGTTACCAAAATCTGCCTATGTGATCAGCAATCAATACGGCAACCGATATATGTACAAAGGCTTTAACGAAATGTGGGTAGATGCAAGAAATCGTGCTGGAAAAATTTCAGGTATTTTAACCGACTTCACCTTTCATGATCTGAAGGCGAAAGGAATTTCAGACTATGAAGGAAGCAGCCGGGATAAGCAACTTTTCTCTGGTCACAAAACCGAAGGGCAAGTGCTAATCTATGACAGGAAGGTTAAAGTTTCACCAACACTTGATGTCCCGTTACCTGAAAATATTCCAAGAAAATATTCCAAGTAA